ACGTACCGGTGGGGGCTGCCGCTCGACGAGTCGGCTATCGCCGCGGTGTCGGAGCTGACGTGTCAGCTGATCCTCGCGTGCCTGCCGGCAGGGACCAGGGGGTGCGGCGAGTGCCGTCTCCCGGGCAATGTCACGCGGGTCGTGCGCCGCGGCGTCGAGATTGAGATGGCCGACCCCACCGTCATCTTCTCGGAGGGGCGTACCGGCCTGCCCCTGGTCGACCTGTGGTTGAACACGGTCAACCCTGACGGGCTGACCTCGCCGTCGCGCGTCTACAGCGTCGACTACCGGAGGCCGCGGGTGACGACGTGGCCCTGAACCCGCTCACCATCCATGAGATCGCCGAGAACGTCCTCGGCTGCGTCTGCGCAGCCCTGGTCGACACGGCCGCCCTGGTCGACGGGCAGCCCGGTTGTCCCTGCCGGGCCTGTGTGGTCCCCGGGCCGCCGGCATGGGACGGCTGCACTGACCCGTGCAGCACGGACAGCGTGGGCGGACAGCTCACCGTTCATGTGGCCAGGATCTTCGCGACGTCCTCGTTCCCCACGGACGACCGCACGGTCCAGGGCGGCCGGAACTGTGTGCCCGTGGCCTCGACCGGGGCGGAGCTCGTCGTCACGCTCCTGCGCTGCGCCCCGACGATGTCCGACCGGGGCTGTCCGCCGTCGTGCGACGAGCTCGCCGCGGCGGCCCGGACGGTGCACGTCGACGCCACCAGCATCTACAACGCCCTGCTCTGCTGCCTGCCGACGACCGGCCGCCGCCGCCGGGGCCCGCAGTTCTTCCTCGGCGCCCAGCGCGTCCTCGAGCAGGCAGGGGGCTGCATGGGCGTCGAGCAGCGGGTGACCGTGGAGCTCCCCAACTGCGGGTGCCCGACGTACGGGGAGGAAAGCCCGTGAGGCGGCGGCTGGTCAACTGGCGCGAGTTCGCGCACCGGCGGGGGTGGCTCGCGTCGCCGTCGGCCGCCTTCCGGGGAGTGCCGTTCGGTCCGCAGAAGCGGGACCTGGCGGGCGAGGTGATGGCCGCGATTGCCCGCAACCACGGGCCGCACAACTGTTGGGCCTGTGCCGAGGACGAGGCGGAGAGAGAGGCGGCGTCGTGAGCGTTCAGGTGACGATCGACCAGGGCCGGTTGGGTCGGCTCCTGCGCGCCCGGGGCGGCCTCGCGGAAAGGGCGCTGCGGCGCCGCACGGACCGGGTGGCCGGCATCGCCCGCGGCGAGGCACCGGGCAGCATGGGCGACTACATCAGCACACGCATCGAGGACGGCCCGCGGGGCCTGGTCGGCGTGGTGGAGTGCGATCACCCAGCCGTCCGGTTCGTCCTCGACGGCACCCGGCCGCATGTGATCCGTCCTCGCCGGGCGAGCGCGCTGCGCTTCGAGCTCGGCGGGCGGACCGTGTTCGCGAAGAAGGTCAACCACCCGGGGACCAGGGCGGACAACTTCCTGCTCCGCTCGCTGCGCCTTGGGCGCTGACGAGGAGGCGGACGCCGGGCCCTCCTGGCAGAGGACCCGGCTTCGGTACCCAGGGGCACCGTAGCGGCAGCTAGTCGCCGGAGCAGCTCGACGAGCTCGAGCTCGTCGACGAGGACGAGCCGCCGGAGGGCGGCGCGCCCTGCTGCTCGGCGCGGAGGCCAGCGACCTGGGCAACCAAGGAGTCTCGGGCGCCCTTCATGATCCTCCGCGTCAGCCAGCGGTTGACCGCGCGTGAGCTGGCCTCGTACGAGTTCACTCGCCGCAGCTCGACGAGCTGGAGCCGCTCGAGGTGTCGCAGGTCGTCGACGAGGTCGAGTCGTCAGGGGTGCCCCACACGGAGGGGCCCGGGTCGAGGAACGGGTCAGTGCTCGGCCGGGGCCCTGCCGGCATGGGCCGGGCGGTGCTGCTGGTCGAGGCGGGGCGGCGGTTGCGCCGGTCGTTGTGCGTCATGTCGTCAGTGTTGCTCCCGGCTCGTCCGTTCAACCCCGTTCGCCGGTTTCGTGGATGCCTTACCCTTCCCCACCACGCCGCTGGTTGTGGGCCGGGCGAGACTGCTGGATCAAGGGGCCACCGCATGGCTAAGAAAACGTTCGCCTTCAACACGGAGCCGCACATCGCCGACGTGGGCGGCACCGAGCTGGCGTTTCAGGCGGAGGTGATGGGTGACGACTTCATGGACGCCTATGTCGGCCTTCGCGAGGCTCAGCGTGGGCTCGGCGTCGACGTCGACAAGCTCGACGAGCTCGACCCGCAGGCGCTGCGGAAAGTGTCGGGTGCACTGCGTGAGTTCCTTGCCCGCCTGATGCTCCCGGAGTCCGCGGAGCTGATCCTGCAACTTCATGTCATCCAGGGCGGCAAGATCCTCGGGACCTTCCCGACCTGGCCCGCGGCGCTGGAGTTCACGGAGACGGTGCAGGGCGAGACTCGGGTCACGTACGCGCTGCGCCTCCCTGACCACGTACTGACCGAGCTGATGGAGTGGGTCGTCGAGCTGTACAGCGGGGGCAAGCGCCCTCCTACGTCGTCCTCCGGCTCTGCGAAAGCATCGCGGAGGGCTGGGACGCGTGGGACGGGAGTCTCGCCCTCCAGGGTGTCAACCCCCACGACTGGCCCCTCAGACGCATGATCAATGCGGCTGAGGCCGCCATCGAGCAGGGCGCGGAGGACGACGCCGAGCGCAAGCGGATCCGGACGCGGCTGTACGCACCGCCCAAGGGGAGCCGTCCGCAGCGGCGTGTCCGCCCGCCCGGTATGGGCTTCGACGCCGCGGGCGCGCAGGCCCTCGCGCAGCAGCTCGAGGCGGAGGACGAACGGCTGACCGGACGGCGCTCCGGATAGTCTGGATGCACGGCCGGGCCCTGCTCGTCCGTATGCCGCTGGTTTTGGGCCGGGCAACCACCACGTTCGCGTGAGGTTGCCTTGGCCGAGGAAGAGGACTACGGCGTCGGCCGTATCCGCATCGAGCTCGATGATGCGGGTGCAGAGGCCGACGCCCGCGGCCTTGGGACGCGGATTCAGCGGGCGCTGGACCGCAGCACACGCAACGTCGGCGCCCAGATCCGGCGCAACATCCAGCGTGGGCTAACTGCGGCCGGGGCCGTCACAGTCCAGGTTGAACCGGACCTCTCGGCCTTCGAATCACGGCTCCGTACGGGCCTGGCTGGTCTGGGCGACGTCCTCGCGCCGGTAGTCCCGGACCTCTCGGTATTCGAGGAGCGGCTCCGCACCGGCCTCGCCGACCTGGGCGACGTCCTCGCCCCGGTAGTCCCGGACCTGTCTGAGTTCGAGACCCGATTCCGTGCCGGCCTGGCCGACCTGGGTGACGTCCTGGCGCCGGTCGTCCCTGACCTCTCCGCCTTCGAGGAGCGTTTCCGCGCAGGCCTCGCGGGCCTGGGGGACGTCCTCGCTCCGGTAGTCCCGGACCTCTCCGCCTTCGAGGATCGGCTCCGTGCCGGCCTGGCCGACCTGGGCGACATCTCCGCCCCGGTCGTCCCGGACCTGTCCGAGTTCGAGACGCGATTCCGTGCCGGGCTGGCCGACCTGGACGACGTGTCGGCGCCGGTCGTCCCGGACCTGTCGGTTTTCGAGACGCGGCTGCGTGTCGGCCTCGCCGACTTGGGCGACATCGACGTCACGGTCACCCCGGATCTTCGCCGGTTCGAGACGCAGCTCCTCACCGGGCTGCGGGACTTGGACAGCATCGACATCCCGGTCAGGCCTGACCTCGATCGGTTCGACGCCGCGCTACTCAGAGGGCTCGGCTCCTTCGAGAGCATCAACCTCCCTGTCGTCCCCGACCTCACGGGATTCGCGGAGCGGATCAGGGCGGCCCTCGAGGGCCAGGAGTTCGAGGTCACTGTCGTCCCGGACATGTCCGGCTTCGACGCCCGGCTCCGCGCGCACAACATGCCGGACCTGACCGTGCCGGTGGATCCGGACGTCAGCCGGTTCTCGCGGGCGATGTCCGGACTGGCGTCGGTCGCCCGGGGCGTGGGCGGGGCCTTGGCCGGGGCGCTGCGGTTCGCCGCGATCGGAGGGTCGGCGCTCAGCGCTGCGGCCGGTGTCGCGTCGTTCGCGGCGTCCCTGGCCCCGGCGATCGGGATCGTGGCCGCGGCGCCTGCTGCCATCGCGGGGCTGATCGCTGCGAACGTGGCGCTCAAGCTCGCCCTGTCCGGGGTCGGCGAGGCCTTCGGGGCGGCCCTCGGCGACGACGCCAAGAAGTTCGAGGAGTCACTCAAGGCGCTGAGCCCTGCGGCTCAGGCCACGGCCCGTGAGCTCCGGGCGTTGAAGCCAGCATTCGACGACCTCAAGTCGACGGTGCAGGACGCCTTTTTCGCCCCGTTGAAGGGGCAGATCACCGCCGTCGCTGAGGCCCTGGGCGGCCCGCTGAAACAGGGCCTGTCGGCCATCGCCGGGCAGTTCGGTGCGGCGGCCGGAGAGGTCGGCAAGTTCCTCTCCTCGGCGGCCGGGGTGAAGTCCGTACAGCAGATCCTCACCGGGACGACCGCAGCAACCGGTGGCCTGGCGTCGTCCCTCGGCCCGGTCATCGCGGGCTTCACACAGCTGGCCGGCACGATCAGCGAGGCGTTCGGCGCCAGGCTCGGCGGCGCTATCGACGGGCTCGGTGCACGGTTCGGTGCGTTCCTCACGGAGGCCGCGACCGGAGGCGACGCGATCCGGTGGGTGGAGACCGCCCTTGGCGTCTTCCGGGAGCTCGGCGCCCTGGTCGTCCAGATCGGCGGCCTGATCGGCGACGTCTTCGGCGCCCTCGCCGCCGGGGGCGGCGGGCAGCTCACCGGCCTCGCCCAGATCGTCGGCACGGTACGCGAGGCCATCCAGCCGCTGCTCCCGCTGGTCACCCAGCTCGCGATCCTCTTCAACAGCGTCTTGGGCAACGCGCTGACGGTCCTCGCCGCGGCCGTCGGCCCGGTGATCACGGCGCTGGCGGACACGCTGATGCCGCTGCTGCCGCCCCTGACGGCGGCCTTCGATGCGTTCGCCCAGGGCCTCGCCCCGGTCGCGGCGCAGCTCGGCACGGCGCTCGGCGGCGCGATCTCCGCGCTGCTGCCGGCACTGCTGCAGCTGGTGCCGATCCTGACCGGCACGCTCCTGCCCGCATTCAGCCAGCTCGTGACGGCGGTCGGCCCGCTGATCACGATGCTCGCCGGGGCCCTCGCCCCGGTGATCACCCAGCTCGGCGGGCTGATCTCGACGCTCTTCGCCGGGGCCCTGCAAGCGGTGATCCCGCTGCTCGCCCCGATCATCGGGCTCGTCGCCCAGCTCCTGACGGCGCTGACCCCGCTGATCCCGGTGGTGACGCAGGTCGCCGCGGTGTTCGGCCAGGTCCTCGGCGAGCTCGCCGCGGGCCTGGCGCCGCTCCTCGCCAGCATCGCCGACGTCATCGCCCGTGTCGTCGCCGCCTGGGTGCCGCTGGTCAACATCGTCCTGCAAGGGCTGCTGCCGGCACTGCCGCCGCTGGTCGACGCCTTCAACGCGATCTTCGAGGCGCTGATCCCGCTCTTCCCCCCGATCGCTGGGCTCGTCGAGGCCATCGCCCCGCTGAGCGCCATGTTCCTCGGCCTGATCGGCCCGATCGTCGGGTTCCTCGCGGCGTTCGCGCGGTGGAACACGATCAACATCACGGTCCCGATCATCAAGGCCGTCGTCGCCGTCCTCGCCGGGCTGGTCGATGCGGTGAGCGCGACGATCACGTTCATCGTCCAGCTGCCGAGCAAGGTGGGGTCGGCGTTCTCGTCGTTCGGCTCGATGATCTTGAGCTTCTTCACCGGCCTGCCGGGCAGGATCGGGAGCGCCCTCTCCGGTGCCGGCGCATCCATCTCGCAGTTCTTCAGCAACGCGTTCGCGCTGACGTCGCAGGTCGTGAGTACCGGCATCGATGCCGTGATCGGGTTCTTCACCGCGCTCCCCGGTCGGATCGTCGCGGGCCTCGCGGCGCTCCCCGGGCTCCTGCTCGGCGCCCTACAGGCGGCGCTCTACTACACGGTTTACGGGATCAGCCTCGCCGTCTTCGGCCTGATCCTCGTCTTCACGGAGCTCCCCGGGAAGATCGTCGCCGGGCTGTCGGCGCTGGGCTCGATGCTCCTCGGCGCGTTCACCTCCGCGTGGACCGCGGTGACGACCTGGGCGGCGTCGGCGCTGAACAGCTTCGTCGGCTTCTGGCGCGCCCTGCCCGGCCGGGTCGCCTCTGCCTTCGGCTCGTTCAAGTCGGCCGTGGTGAGCGTCGTGACGTCCGCCGCGACGGGCGCGCTGGCACGGGCGACGAGCTTCGGCACGTCGGTGGTCAACTTCTTCCGGGGGCTGCCGGGCAGGGCCATGTCTGCCCTGTCGTCGCTGGGCTCGTCGATCGGGAGCGTGTTCACCAGCGCCAAGAACCGGGCCACTCAGATCATCTCTTCGACGATCAGCAGCGTCACGAGCACGCTGCGGGGGCTGCCGGGTAAGGCGCGGTCGGCGCTGTCCTCGGCGCCCGGGGCGCTGGTCGCCGCAGGCCGGCAGCTGATCGAGGGCATGGTGAAGGGCGTCACCGGGGCCGCGGGGCGGCTCATCTCGGCGGCGAAGAACACCGTGGGCTCCGCGATCAACGCGGCCAAGGAGACCCTCGGTATCGCGTCGCCGTCGAAGGTGTTCCTGGAGATCGGCCGGCAGACCGGCCAGGGCCTCATCAACGGGTTGACCGGCACAGCCTCGAAGATCGAGCAGACGTCCAAGAGCCTCGCGAACTCCATCACGAAGGCCTTCAAGGGCCGGTCGACGAAGGTCGACGACCGCCTCGTCACGATGGTCGCGGCTGGCAACACCCGCCTGCAGAAGCTCGCCGCCCAGCGTGACAAGCTCGCCGCCCAGATCGCCGACGCGCAGAAGTTTGCCGCCGAGACGACGCAGTCGGCCTTGCAGGCGTTCTCTTTGCAGAGCCTCACCCAGAATGCGCAGAGCGTCACCGGTGCCGGCATCCTCACTGGTCTCCGCAAGGCCGTCGCGCAGGTGAAGACGTTCACGGCGCAGATCGAGGCGCTGCGTAAGAGGGGGCTCCGCAAGGACCTCCTCGAGCAGGTCATCGGGCTTGGGCCGGAGGCCGGTGCGGAGCTCGCGACGACGCTGACGCAGCAGTCGAGCACGGCGCTCAAGGAGATCAACAGCCTGCAAGGGCAGCTCGCTTCCTCGGCGACGACCCTCGGCAAGATCAGCTCGGACGCTCTCTTCGACGCCGGGAAGCAGGCGGGCAAGGGCCTCCTCGCCGGGCTCAAGGGCCAGCAGAAGGCCATCGAGAAGCTCATGGTCGACATCGCCAAGGGGATGCAGAAGTCGATCCGGCGCGCCTTGAAGATCAAGTCTCCGTCCAGGGTGATGGCGGTGATCGGCGGGTTTGCCGGTGCCGGCATCGAGGTCGGGCTCCTCAGGACCATGGCGTCGCTGGAGCGGGCGGCGAGGGGCGCGGCGCGGGCCGTGGTGGACGGGGTGAGCTCGCAGTTCTCCGTGCTGCCGGACCGGCTGAGCTCGTCCCTGGGTGCGCTGGGCGACGTCTCGCCGGTCGTCGTCCCGCTCGCCCGTCGCGGCCGGGTCGGGCGGGGCGGCGTCGAGGAGCAGATCCTCCAGCTCCTCGCGGGCGGTCCTGCCGGCAGGGCTCCGGGCCAGGGTGCTGCCGGTGGCGGCCGGGCGGTCACGCACAACTGGAACATCACGACGCAGGCCCAGGACTCGAGGGTCCTGGCTCAGCATCTCTACGGCCAGATGGCTCGAGCGGCGGGGGTATGACGGCGTGATTCCCGACTATGCCGATCTTGGATGTACCGAGATCATCAACTCCGCGCGGGCGTCGGTCTACGCGGAGCTGTATTGCCTGCTGACGGCCTGTGAGCCGTGCCCCGGGCTCCCGGAGGCTATCGCCGACGAGCCGTACGTGGACCCGGTGTCAGACCCTGCGCCGTGGTACGACCCGGCGGTCCCGGAGTCGGAGTATTTCCTCGGCGTGATGGGCCTCGACGTCGTGGGGTTCTCGCAGTCGACGCGGGGCCGGACTCCGGTGCAGCTGGTCGGCGACGGGGCGGCGCTGGGGATCGCGCGCCGGTCGCATCGAGAGATCACGTACACGGTGCTGCTCCTGGTCCGCGAGGAGTGCGCTCTGCCGTACGCGCTGGAGTGGCTGTCGGCCGCGCTCCAGGGCGCGCCGTGCGAGGGGTCGTGTGTCGGCGACGAGCTCGGCGTGTTCTCCTGCTGCCCGACCGGGGACGGGACGCGGGAGCTGCGGCACCTCTTCGGCGTCGGGCTGCTCGAGGGCCCGACGGTGACGGCGACCCGGTACATGGATGAGGGGATCATCGCGGAAGCGACGTTCACCCTGGCCGCGGCCGTGCCGTGGATCTACCGGGAGCCGCTCGAGACGCTCACGGACTGGATCACGCTCCGGGCCGGCACGCTGCTGACCTTCGACCCTGACGAGGTGTACGGGGCGTGCCTCGAGGCGACGCCCTGTCTCGACGACCCGCTCTGTCCGCCGCCGCCCCTGCCCGTGCGGGCGCCGGTGCCCGTGGACGCCTGCTATCCGACGGGGTCCGCGCAGTTCTACCGGTCGGTGGTGTCGCTGCCTCCGGTCGACCAGCCGGAATGGCTCGAGGCCGTGCCGGTCTTCGAGCTCGAGACCGGAGGGACGGCGCTGCGCAGGTTGATCGTCCGGTTCTGGGCGAACCCCTTGGGCGGGGACTGCATGGACGTCGCGGACCCGTGTGCGGCCTGTACGGACATTCAGATCCCGTACCTGCCGGCAGGGGCCAAGCTGACGGTTGACGGGCGCACGCAGCGCGCTGAGGTCGACTGCCCGGCGGGGCCGCTGGGTTCGGCGACCAGCTCGCCGACCCTCTACGGTCCGCTGGGCCGGAGCTTTGAGTGGCCGGTGTTCAGCTGCCCGACGGGCCTGTGTATCGAGATCCTCTCGACGTCCGCGACGACCGCGGCCGATGCCCGGGCCAGGGTGTTCCTGGTGCCCCGATCGGATGTGGGCTGACGTGGCCGAGCTGGGTTGTCCGCAGGAGTACCGGGCCGTCATCCACTGGCGCGGCGGGAGCAGGCCGTTCACCTCGCCCGGGGTCTCGGCGCTGACCGGGGTGCAGTGGAACCGGACGGTCAACGACACCAGCGAGGGCGTCATCACGATCGCCAAGGGCGAGGCCGGGGCGGCCTGCTGCGGGCAGCTCGGACAGATCGAGCCGTACGCCCATGAGCTGTCGATCTACCGGGACAGCGAGCTCGTGTGGCAGGGGCCGGTCGTCCGCACGGTGGAGAACCGGACGACGTTCACCGTCGAGGCGAAGGACGTCACCGAGTGGCTGGCCCGGACGGTCAACACGACGTTGTTGCGCTACGTGTCGACGAATGCGGCCGACCCGATGCACCGCGGTCCGGTCCAGGAGATCGCGCAGACGATCGTCCGCCTGAACCTGAACGGCGCCCTGTTCGCGTCCGGTCCGGACTGGCCGCGGATCCTGCCCTTCATCGTCCGCGACGATGACCCGGTAGTCACGTCGTTCGAGAAGGACGGGAGCGACGACGCGAGCGCATGGATCGTGCCGATCCTCCAGATCTTCGATGACGAGCTGGTGCCCCGTGGGCTCGAGTACACGACCGTGGGCCGGGCCCTCGTCCTGGGACGACCGCAGACGACGAGCGACCCGGCACAGGCCCGTCTGACGCTCGACCACATCGCGGGCGATGTGCAGATCGTCCGGGACGGGGCGGCCGGGTCCACGCTCGTCTGGGTCACCAACCAAACCCAGCAGGAAATCGCGGGCACACAGTTCGGGGTGTCGGGTGTGATCGGCCCGGTGTACGGGCGCCTGGACACGCTCGTGACGACGCAGGCGGAGGGCCTGACGGCGTACGACCTTTGGCAGCTCGCGAGGGCCAGCTACAACGGCCGCAACCCTGTGCCGACCAGCCTCAGCATCCCTCAGGGGTCGAGCCTCGCGGCGTCGGCCCCGGTGTCCATGCGGCAGCTCGTGCCGGGGGTGCGTCTCGACGTGTCCGCGACCGGCATGTGCAGCTCCGTGACGCAGCCCTATCGCCTCTCTGACGTCGACGTCGAATGGACCGACGCCAGCGGCGAGGAGGTCGGCGTGAGCCTCATCCCAATCGGCGAACCGTACACAGGAGCACCACCGTGACAGCTCTCCCCGGGCAGCGCTCTGCCCAGCGTCCTTGGCGTGCGATGACGTCCTCTCAGCGGGCCCTCGGCCGTGCCACGCAGGCCTCTGCCGGCGGGCTCGGCAGCAGCGGCATCGCGTTCATCGACGGCCAGACGTACGAGGTCGACCTGACGGCGCCGCCTGAGGAGCAGGCGCGCCCGGTAAGGCCGCCGTGCCAGTGCGCCGAGGACTCCTGTCCCTGCGCGGACGACGACGGCACCAGCGAGAAGGAGAGTTAGACATGGCGCGGTGTGGATGTCAGGGAGGCTGCTCCTGCTCGGTGCAGGGCAGCGGCCTGGTGCAGGTGTCGGGTAACGGGAGCTCACAGGCGCCGTTCACGGTGGGCCTGGTCTACGACGGACAGACCGGTTGTGACGCGATCATTGGGTGCGTCTGTGACCACTCCGGGGACGGGCTGACGTGCGCGAACGGCATGGTCCAGGTCATGCCCTCCGGGGACGCCGGGAACGTGCTGACGATCGGGAGCGACGGCGGCGTGATGGTGCCGACAGCCGGGGCGTCTGCCGGCATCCTCGCCGGGCAGGCCATCACGATCACCGGGAGCCAGGCGGCCGGGTACACGATCGGCGCGAAGATCAGTACCGACGCGGAGAACTCCCTCCGCCTGGGTACGGACGGCGGCCTGTACGTGCCCGGCCCGCGGTTCGCGTACGGCAACCTGGCGTCGAGGGCGGTCACGCTGACGATCACGGACAACTGGATGGTCCCCTCGATCGTCGGGCAGTCCGGTGGGTTCTCCGTGCTGCCGGTGTCCGGTGGCGTCGTCCGGGTCCGGCTGCCTGATGCAGGGACGTGGTTCTTGCAGATGCAGACCCGATGGGACACCAGCGCCGGTTTCACCATCGCGAGCGGCGCCAACATCTACAGCGGACTGGCGACGACCGGGTCTCGCGGCATCGTCCACGCCGAATCAGTGTCCCGTCCCTCGTCGGTGACGGGCATGCACGCCTCGACGATGGAGGACTTCAACAACATCGCGGTGCCGACGATCTCCTTCCGCGTCCAGGCGAGCAGCACACACGCCGCGCAGCCGACCGCAACCGGCTGGTGGTCGGCGCACCGCGTCGGCCCGAGCGTGTAGCAACCGGGGGCCCGTCCTCGCCGCCGACCCCGGGGGCGAGGAGCGGGCGCGCTGTACAGTGTCGCGCCGCTGCTGGTTCTGGGCCGGGCCGTCGACCTCTCCACTGGAGTTGATCGTCTTGCCCACAGACGTCTCCCCAACGCCCTCCGTCGGCCGCGTCGTCCACTACGTCAGCCACGGCACCCCGGTCCAGCCCTGCGGTTCACAGGCGTTCCCGCCGGCATGCCGCGCCGCGACCGTCACGGAGGTCGACCTCGACGACCCGGCATGGGTCGGCCTCGCCGTCACCAACCCGACCGGCACTTTCTTCCACCCACTGAGCGGCGGGGGCTCGCAGCACCAGGACGTGAGCGGCGGCCTGGTCGGCGGCTCGTGGCACTGGCCGGAGCGTGTGTCATGACGGCCCCGATGAGCGCCGCCTCTTTCCTCACTGCGTTGAAGGACGAGGGCCTGACCGTCGTCCAGGTCGGCGACTGGCGCACGAACAACCGCAACCACATGGGCCCCTGGGGCGGCGTGCACGGGGTGATGGTCCATCACACCGTCACGGCCGGCACGGCCCGGACCGTCGGCATTGTCCGCGACGGCTACACGGGTCTGCCGGGGCCGCTGTGCCACGGGATGATCGCGAAGGACGGCCGGGTGCACCTGGTCGGGTACGGGCGCACCAACCATGCCGGATTGGGCGACCCCGACGTCCTTCGTGCCGTGATCGCGGAGCGGGCCCTCCCCGTGGACGACGAGGCCGGCACGGATGGGAACCGGCACTTCTACGGGTTCGAGTGCGAGAACCTCGGCGACGGCCGCGACCCCTGGCCGGACGTCCAGCTCGAGGCGATCGAGAAGGCCGCGACGGCGGTCTGCCGGTTCCACGACTGGGGCGCCCTGTCGGTCATCGGCCACCGGGAGTGGCAGCCCGGCAAGGTCGACCCCGCTGGCTTCGGCATGGGCGGCCTCCGTGACGGCGTCGCGGACCGCTTGGGCTTGGGGAAGCCGGGGCCGCTGCCTGCTCCGGCCCGGCCGAAGGTGTCCCTGCGGCTGCTCCGCCTCGCCGCGGAGCGGAACCCGAAGGCTGCCGGCACGCCCGTGACCTATGCCGGCACGAGCATCGTCGAGACCGCGCTGGTCGACGAGGGCCTCCTCGCCAAGCGGTACAACGATGGCCACTACGGGACGACGACGCTCACCGGCATGAGCGAGTGGCAGGAGATTTGCGGCTACCACGGGCGTGCGCCGGGGCAGCCCGCGGACGGCGTACCGGGCCGGAAGACGCTGACGCTCCTGGGCGCCAAGCACGGATTTACCGTCATCGACTGAGGGAGACCCCCATGTTCACTGTCCTGTTCTGGCGCGCGACCGCTGAGCGCGCCCTCCGTACTGCGGCGCAGGTCCTCGCGGCGACGCTCGGCCTCGACACGCTCGGCCTGGTCCATGCCGACTGGGGCGACGGGTTCTCTCTGGCCGGTGGCGCGGCCGTGCTCGCCGTTCTGACGGCCGTGGCGGCGTCCGGCGGCCGGGGCGAGGGGCCGGGCCTTACCGAGACCGTGAAGGGGCGCACGTGAGGCTGAGCGAGGAGGCTACCGGCGTCATGGCGGTCGACACGCTCGTCGTCTGGTGCCTGGCTGTCCTCGCGGTCGCCGCGGCGCTCGGCCTGCTGTGGCGGATGACCCGGGGCGTCCGGCGGATCGTCGCCCGCGTCGACGAGGTCGTGGACGACTGGCAGGGCATCCCTGGTCGGCCAGGAGTGCCGGCACGGCCGGGCGTGATGGAGCGGCTCGACGGGATCGAGGGGCGGCTCGAGAGCGTGGAGCACGAGCTACACCCGAACTCCGGGCAGTCCCTCCGGGACGCCGTCGACCGGGTCGACGTGCGCACGCGGAGGCTCACCGACGACCGCGACGAGGGCGGGCGCTGACGCCCGCTGCCGGTGACCGGCCGCCCGCCCTCACGACTCCGGGGGCGGGCGGCCGACGTCTGCCCGGACATGATCGCGGACCGTGCCCGGACATGATCCCCGGACGTGTCCGGGCACGGGCGGGCAGGTGTCCGCCGCTCGTCGAGGACAACGCTGTGACCAGCGGGGACACCCGCCCGGACACGTCCGCGGACACGAGGGCCGCCGTGTCCGGATACGGGGCGCGGCCGGGGTCGTCAGAGGATGCCGAGCTCCGTGTCCGGACGGCAGTGAGTGCACGCCTCGACGCCCTCGCCGAGGGCCGCTACGGCCTGGTCGCGGGTGAGCGGTTTGCGGCGGCGGCCGATGGCGTGGCAGTGGCCGGCATGGACCTCGACAGGGCGGGAGCCGACACCGATACCGAGCTCGAGGATCCAGTCCGGTTGTGGCGGGCGGGCCCTCTCGCCCTGGGCGCGCTCGGCCTCGCGGCGCTCCTCGTCGGCGATCCAGCGGCGGGTCACGTCGAGCTGCTGCTCCTGGACGCGGAGCAGGAACCGGAGTTTCTCCAGCCTCGACACTTGTTCGGACACGCGTTCGAGTCTAGCGGTCTGGGGAGGTGTGGCATCCTGTCCGGCCCGACGACCGGAGGGCCTCCGTGACGACCTCAGACCTCGACGACCTCGACCTGCGCGAAGGCCTCGCCCAGCTGTCGATGCCGTCTATCGATGACCTGCTGCGCGCGTGGCGCGCGGCTCCTGCAGCACCGCCGCCGGAGCCGCGTCTCCTCCCGGAGCCGACGTACCCGTACGGCTTCACCATCCACCGGAGGGCGGGGACGATCCGCTGGTCCTGCGTCTACCGGTGCGGCTGGTCGCACGAGGAGAACCCGGGGCAGGAGGTGGCGACCATGCGCGTCGTCCTGCCGGCAGGGTTCACCGGCCGGGACATCAGCGACCAGCTCACGGCGCAGGCGAAGGCCCGGCACGAGGCGATGCGGAAGCGAGTCGAGGACGCGTTCACCGAGCACTACGCGAATGCGCACCCGGAGAGGCAGCGGGAGGTCCGGGCCTGACTGCGGGCGGTGTCGGAGGGCGTCGGTACGGTGACGCCGTCCTGAGCAACTTTCTGCTGCGCGTTGCTGCTACTCGGACGGACGAGGCCCCGCGGGCGTGGAACCCAGGCGGGGCCGCGTCGCGTCGCGGCCTGGGTGGCCCGGTCCCACTCGACGAGCAGGCGCCCGTACTCCTCGGCCCGGCGCTCGCTGTCCGGGGTGTCCATCAGTCGTCGGATGCGGGCGTTGATGCGGGCCGCGCTGGAGTGCAGCGGGCCGTGTGACCTGGAGCGCGGAGTCATACACACACGGTAAGGGTCGGGTCTGACATTAGTGGTGCCTTCCCTCTGCCGGCACTCGATCGGTGCCGGCACGGGGTGGTCAGTCCTCGTCGGGCGCCGAGTGGCGGACGGCCTTCTTCACGGCCATCTCGACGTCGACGCGGCTCGTGCTGGTCGCTGCCGCGTGCTCGGTGATCGCGACGTGTACCGCCATCGCGGCCTCGCGCCAGGCGGCCCACGCCCCTTCGGGCGGGGAGGGAGAGGACGCAGCCGCCTGCGCGTCGAGGGCCGCCTGCTCGAGCTCGAGGAGTTCGCTGGGAAGATCGATTGCCACGGCTGGATCGTATGCGGGCGTGACGGCGGACCGGCTCGCAGGGTCCGCGGCGCCCTGTTGCTTCCCTCGACCGGGTGGGTACGGTGCCCGGCACATCGAACTCAGGAGGCTCATGATGACCCGGCGCCTGTTCAAGGTCGGCACCAACTCCGGCAACGACGGCTGTCCGACGTTGTACGAGGTCCCAGGTACGGACCGGTACGTCGTCCAGGGCGACCGCGTCACCGACCCCGGCGAGCTCACCCAGCTCGACAACCTCACCGAGGACGAGGGCGCGGTGACCGTGCCCCGGGAGCTCCTCGCGAACTTCGGACCGAAGGAGCCGGTCCACGTACCGCAGCCGATCAGCTTCGACGAGTTCGCCGGCATGTTCACCAGCCTCAAGCACTCCGCTTGGCGCCTGGAGACTCGCCGCCGCTACGCGTCCGACGAGGAGACGGACACGTACCGTCGTTTCATGGCCGGTGAGCCCGTGGGCTGGGACCTTGACGACGCGTGGTGCACGAACCGTCGCGAGCAGGCAGCTATGGGGAAGCGGTTCGAGCGGGTCCGGATCCTCGACGAGCCGCCGACACCGGGGCAGCGGTACCTCCTGGACAACGCGCGGAGGAACACCGCGGCGGGCGAGGACATCCGGACTCTCTCCCGAACGCAGGCCGAAGCCCTCCGGCTGCCGGCAGCGGACTTCTGGATCTTCGACAGTCGGGTCGTCGCCCTGCTCCACTTCGACGGTGGCGACCAGATGACTGGCGTCGAGCTGATCACCAGCCCTGTCGAGGTCCTGCGGTACGCCCAGGTCCGTGAAGCCGCTTGGCACCATGCGGCCCCGTACGACCAGCAGGGCCGGTAGCTTCGATATGTGAGTACGGACTACCAGCAGGCCAGGGCCTCCCTCGGCGCGCGGCTCCGGGAGCTGCGCGCCGAGATCAAGGGGCGTGATCTGGCGGCCCGGCTGGGCTGGCCTCAGTCCAAGGTGAGCAAGCTCGAGACAGGCCGGCAGACCGCGACGCCCGCAGACCTGCGGGCGTGGGCGGAGGCGACCGGACACCCGGCGGTCGCGGGCGAGCTCCAGGCACGGCTTGAGGGACTCGAGTCGCATACGCGGTCGTGGCGGCGGCAGCTGCGGGCCGGGCACAAGCC